AAGAGATATAACAAAGATATTAGGAATGGAATCACCAAAGAAGATAGATTTAACTTCAGGAGGAGAACCCATATCAATTAATATTAATATAACAGAAGATTAAAAAAATTTACTAAGAATGTTAGTAATGTTTCGTTTTTGACTATGGGAATAGAATTTATAATACCAACTTACGCAAGAGTAAACCATTTAATAACCATCGTTGGTTCATTGATGGCACAATCAAATCCAAATTGGAAAGCACACATCGTTGCTGATTGTCCACCTGATGAGATACAAGATGCAATGAAAACCATTGTGGAGTTTTTTAATGATGACAGGATTAAACTTACCATCCTACCTGAGAGATATAATGATTGGGGACATACACCAAGACAATACGGATTAAATAATGCAACAGAGGAATGGGTGGTAATGACTGGTGAGGATAACTACTATGTCCCTGAGTTTGTGGACCTAATGTTAAAAGAAAGTACCAACCAACATTTTGTCTATTGTGACTTACTTCATAATTGGATTAACAAAGAGTATATCCCAATCAAATCAAAATTAGAATTGGGTAAGATAGATATAGGAAGTTTTATGTGTAAGACTAATATGGCAAACAAAATAAAACTAAAGAAAGAACACGAATGGGCTGACTGGTATTTCATTGAGGACTTTCAAAAGAAGTTTAAATACGCAAACATAAAAAAGGTAAACAGAATATTATATGTCCACAATTAAAGTAGCGTTAGTAGTTGTTGCAAAGTGGGAGGACTATTACTTAGAAGAATGGTTAGACTACAATTACAAATTAGGGTTTGATAAGATTATTATGTATCAAAACGATTGGAGAACAGATATTGAAAGACCTTTCTTAGAGAAGAGAGAATGGGATGGTAAAGCAGTTCAGTTACAAGTATATAATTCATTCCTACATACAAATACAGAATATGATTGGGTTGCATTTAATGATTGTGATGAGTTTATTATATTAAAGAAACACAATAATATTAAAGAGTTTATTAATGACTATAAAGATAAGACAGATGTGATTGGATTAGTTTGGGTGATGTATGGTTCGTGTGGAATATTGAATAGAACTTCTAACTCACTACTTAAAACTTTCACAAAAAGAAACAATAATACAGACGGTCACATTAAAGTGATTGTTAATTGTAAATCTAATAACAAAATGGTATTACCACACAACACTGATAATTTATCAATGGATACAAATGGTCACAGATTTAATGGTCCATTCAATCCAAATGGTCCTATGGATGTTGCGTATATAAATCATTACCACAGTAAAACAAAAGAAGATTGGATGAATAGATGTAAAAGAGGAAGATCAGATTGTAACAGTAAAAACGACCCTGATAAATGGGATCGTGATATAAATAACGATATTGACATAATTGATATGTCAGCTTATAATTTTATGTATTTAAATTAATAATAATATGAGTAGAAAATTAAATATATCAATCAATCAAAAGTTTAATAAACTTACATACTTGGAAGAAGATGAACCAAGATACCAAGGTTTTACAAAAATAAGGATGGGAGTTTTTGAATGTGAGTGTGGTAAAGTTAAAACAATAATGATTGGTCACGTTATGCATAACAAAACAAAATCGTGTGGATGTTTATACTCCCAACCAAAACCGTGGAAAACTAAGAATAGACCAACAGGATTAAAATATAAAAAATATGTCAGCAAATAGAAGGTACAAAAGACAACAAGAAAGATTAAGAGAAAAGATTCATAAGGAATTTATTGAAAGGACCAAGAATATGACTGAGGATCAAATAAAGACTTATGTTGATAGGATGGTGAATAAGTATGCATACCTTAATCAGGTTGCAGTTGTTGAGGATGGTGTAGGTCCTAAAGTAGAAGACCTATTTGATAAAAGAGAAGACTAATATGGAAGTAAACATTAATCTAACAAAGAAACAATCCCAAGCGTGGAAACTCCTAATGGATAATATAACTAACGAAGTATTATACGGAGGTTCAGCTGGCGCGGGAAAGTCTTGGTTAGGTTGTTTATGGATTACCACATTATGTTTAAAATATCAAGGGATTAGATGTTTAATAGGAAGAACAGTATTACAACAATTAAAACTAACAACTCTTAATACTTTATTTGAGACCCTACAATCAATGGGATTAAAATCAGGGGAACATTATGTATATAACGGACAAAGTAATGTTATAACGTTCACAAATAAGTCTGAGATAGTATTAAAGGATTTAGCATACCAACCATCAGACCCTAACTTTGATTCATTGGGAGGTTTGGAACTTACAGCAGTCTTTGTAGATGAAGCAGCACAGATTAGTCAATTGGCTTATAATATACTAAAGTCTCGTATGAGATTTAAACTAACAGAGTATAATCTACAACCAAAGATATTGATGACTTGTAACCCTGGTCAAGTATGGTTAAAGAAAGTGTTCTATCTTCCATATATACAGGATACGTTGGAATCAAACAAAGCGTTTGTACCAGCACTACCACTTGACAATCCACACTTACCACCATCTTATATTGAGATGTTAAAGTCATTACCACCAGCACAGAAACGAAGACTACTTGAAGGTGATTGGAACTATATGGATGAATCAGATAATCTATTTGACTTTGATAGTATATCCAATAGTGTTTTCTCAAGTGTTCCACAAGGAACCGATAAGAAGTATATCTCCGTGGACGTAGCAAGGTTTGGTTCAGACAGGTCCGTGGCAGTGGTTTGGAATGGACTGGTTGTATTAGAAGTTCTTATCTATACCAAACTATCAACCACAGAATTATCGTCCGAAATAAGGGAACTTATTTCAAAGTATGGTGTACATCCAAACAATGTGATTGTAGATAGTGATGGCGTTGGAGGTGGAGTTGCAGACCAAATTAGAGGTACAAACTTTGTCAACAACTCAAGACCATTACACGAACAGAACTTCAGTAATTTAAAGTCCCAATGTTATATTAAACTATCTGAATTGTTTAAGGAAGGAAAGATAAGTCTAAACATAATGGACCCTGCAACAATAGATGAATTAACACAGGAACTATTAGCAGTTAAGCTAAAGGATGTGGATAAAGATAATAAGGTACAAGTTCAATCAAAAGATGATATGAAGAAGATATTGGGTAAATCACCCGATTTATCTGATGCACTAATGATGAGGATGTATTTTGAAATAAAGAATTTAAAATCGACTGGCCGATATGCCATTGCATTTGTATGATAAAATTTAAGATAGAAGGTGAACCATATGTAATTGATGACTTTATGTCAATTGAGAATTATGTTAAGATTTATAAGATTAAGGATTTGTTCTCAGAGGATTACTTTGCATCAAAGTTAATTAGTATTGTATCGGGAGCACCACAAAAGGATTTACTTGAGGGTGGATATGAGGAAATTAATTATTTGGCTTACCGTATAATGCAATCATTACCCACAACAGAAACAACCAAATTTGTGGATAGATTTGAATTGGATGGAGTACAATATGGATTCTTTCCAAATTGGAGGGATTTAACCTTTGCTGAATTTATTGACTTGGATACCATCTCAACAAAGAAGGAAGATGAATTATTGGATTTATTACACATACTTGCAGCAATTATAGACCAATAGTGGAAGAGATAAGTGAACATAACTTTAAGATAGAAGAATATGATATACCCAAGATGAAAGAACGATCCGAATTGTTTAAAAAACGATTAGATGTAAGGTACGTGATTGGCGCACAGTTTTTTTTTATCAAATTCGCAAAGACATTCTCCAACTTTACCCTACCATCTTCGACCTTGAAGCTATCGAAATGGGAAACAATCAAGATGATATGGATAATGTGGAGGATGATTTACAAGATTCCTTCCAAAAGTCGTTCGGCTGGTTTTTGGTCGTCAACAAAATTGCTGACAATGATTTTACAAAACACGAGTACATCTATAAAAAAAACATAATGGAATCACTTAATCAATTGAGTTATTTAATATCATTTGACCAAGAACAAATAAGGTTACAAAAGAAAATGGAAGGAAAGATATAATTCGTATAACGATTAACATTATTTTATATTTAAAGATAGGATGAACACAAGCTCTATAAATTACAAACAGATACTAGCGGATTTAAGTTCTATAGCTTATAATCACCCACAAATTAAATCTTTTGGTTTTGGTGACTTGGCGCAGTGTACAAATGATATTGTAACCAAACAAGAACCAAAATATACAAGAATGTATGTGGTTCCTGGTAATGTTCAATTAAATGAAAACCGTCTTCATTATCGTTTTTCCATTATTATTATGGATAGAGTTGATGATGACCAATCCAATCAGACAGAAGTAATGTCTGATACTTTGAGAACAGTTATGGATGTTTGGACAATTCTTTTACAATCATTTACAGCAGAACAAGGTAATTTTAGTTGGGATTTAGTAGTAGACGAAGATCCTGATATATTTCCATTCTTAGAAAGATTTGAAACAATCTTGGGTGGATGGACATTAAACTTATCATTTCAAGTTGCATTTGATTATAACAGTTGTACACCACCAGTATTGAATAACTTTCAATTCCCTGAGGACCAACAATATAATAGTTACAAATATGTATTAGATGAGTTTGAAAGATTTGCAGACTTACACTTACAAGTAAACTCATATGGATTTGGGGATGTAGAACAATTAACAAACGATATAATAACTAAAAAGGAACCAAAATATCCACGTATGTATGTTCTTCCCGATAGTACTCACGTAAAATCAGGTCAAATACATTTAGGATGGAAAGTGTTCTTTGTAGATAAATTAAACAATGACTTATCAAATCAACAAGATGTACTATCTGACCAATTAGAAATAGTAAAAGACTTTTTTGCTAAACTATATCTTTCAGATTTTGAATCAGGTTGGGATGCAATAGTTAGTCCATATTATGAGAAAACAGAAACTGT